GAGTCCAGGGTTGACGAGGTGGCCCCGGTTTTGGCCCTGATGAACAAGCTGGCCAGGAACCTGGGGACCACGGTCCTGGTCACGCACCACACGCCCAAGACGGACCACAAGACGGCGCGCGGGACGGGGGCGTTCCTGATGAACGTGGACTTCCAGTGGTCCCTGGCGCCGGACACCAAGGGCGCCGAGCGTGAGGTTATCCTGGAGTTCACCAAGGTCAAGGTCGGGCGGGAGCCGGACAGTATGAAGTTCAGGCCCAGGGAGACGATGCTGATCGGGCGGACCGACATCAAGGGCAGGCCCCTGACGGACATGGTCCTGGATCACCTGGGGAGCGCGGACCCGGTAACGGTGCCCAAGCCTGAGGGCGCCAGGGCAATGCGGGACGAGCAGAAGACCCTGTACGACAGGATCCTGGAGCAGATAGCCGCGGTCGGGATGGGCCGGGGGACCTGTCCGGGGATCACGTACCAGGAGGCCTGGGAGGCATGGTGCAGGGTCCCGGCGGAGGTCAGGAACGGGGCGTATGCCACCAGGAAGGATTTCAACCGGGCGGTCAGCCGGATGGTGACCCAGGGGCACCTGTCGATGGACGTGGACCCGACCGACAAGGACAGGGTCTGGATAAAGCTCCCCAAATTGGGGAACGATAAGTAGCTGATACTAAAGAGGAAAAAAGTTAGAGTTGACTCTAAATTTCCATTCCCCGAAAAAGGGAAGTTTTAAGGATATCAATATGTTGCAGGATAATGTTAAAGGGGGCCAGAAAGAAGGGGCCAAAGTTTGTAAGTTATTGATTATCAAGGGGCCAAAGTTTTTGCCATTTTCAGGGGCCAAAGTGGGGCCAAAAGGGGCCAAAGTTTGTAAGTCATTGATTATCAAGGGGCCAAAGTTTTTGCCATTTTCAGGGGCCAAAGTGGGGCCAAAAGGGGCCAAAGTTTGTAAGTTATTGATTATCAAGGGGCCAAAGTGGGGGCCAAAAGGGGCCAAAAAGGGGCCAAAGTCTTTGGCGCCGCTAGTGCTATCTACCCTCTTGTGGGGTAGTAGCACAGCTGCAAGCCTCGCGTGAGTATTGGCCCGGGAAAGCATTCCCTGGAAAAGTGCAGAGGAGCTGAGCTATGAAAGACAGGATCACGGCTGACAGGACAAAGCGCAAGCGGCGCGACCTGGTCGACGACCTGGTGGACGAGGTGCGCGCGGATCCTGATGTGCCGGCGCGCAGGCGCAAGAGCGACGGCCAGAGCCTGGTTGGGCTGCCGGACATCCGGAGCCGCAAGTCGATCATCCCGGCTGAGAGGTACGGCGAGTTGCTGAACCTGAACCGGGCCATTGATCAGCACAACCGCGCCGATGCCGAGATGGACCGCATGCTCGACGCCAAGGTGCCGAGCAACGTGATCGACAACGAGACAGGGCTGCCCCTGGAGATGGACGCGCCGATCGACCCGGCCCGGGTGGCCCTGATCAAGACGATGCTGGCCTCGGCTCAGTACAAGATCGACAAGTTCCTGGCCAACCCGAAACCTGTCGAGATGTCCGAGGCCCAGGAGCGCGGGGCCAGGGAGCTGAACCCACTGGAAATGGCCACAAAGTTGGCGTTTCTTGCGCGTCGCGCTAATATCCAGAAAATTGACACGAGCGCGGGTGAGGGGGAGCCGGAGGTGCCAGAGTGGCTGAGCTGAGTAGCATCGACGTCATGCTGAACGGGGTTCCGGTCAACCTGGGCCAGGTGGTGCGTGATGACCTGGACGCCCTGGTCCGCCGTATTGTGCGCGCAGAGCTGGACGCGTTCCTGCACCAGACCGAGCACCAGGACCCTGACAGCCCGATGCTCCTGATCGACAAGGACAGGCTGGCGGCCTGGCGCGAGTCCCTGACGGAGGCCCTGCAAGGCCGTGGCCGCTAACATCAGCTCGGTCGACGGGGCCCTGGCGTTCCTGGAGGAGCTGGGCCCCCTCGCTGTCGAGCTGGGTGACTACATAGAGCAGCACGCGCCCATCTGGACCCCGCAGCCTGGCCCCCAGGAGCATGCCTTCGACACCGAGGCCGACGAGCTGTTTTTCGGGGGCCAGGCGGGCGGGGGTAAATCCGATTTGCTTATCGGGGCCGCACTCACCCAGGCGAAGCACAGCATCATATTCCGCCGCGAGGCGACCCAGATGCTGGGCATCATCCAGCGCATGACCGAGATCCTGGGCCACCGGGACGGGTACAACGGGAGCGCCAAGGTCTGGCACCTGGACCGGCGCATCGTGGAGTTCGGCTCGGTCCCCAACCCTGGGGATGAGACGCGCTACCAGGGCCGGCCGCATGACCTGATCGGGTTCGACGAGATCAGCAATTTCCTCGAAAGCCAATTCAGGTTCCTGAAGGGCTGGCTGCGCAGCGCCCGCGGTCACCGTACCAGGGTGATATGCACCGGCAACCCGCCAACGACGCCCGAGGGTGCATGGGTGAAGGAGTACTGGGGTCCTTGGTTGGACCCCAGGTCGCGTATTAAGGCCAAGCCTGGCGAGCTGCTGTGGTACACGACGGGCGAGGACGGCAAGGACATGCTGTGCGAGGGCCCGGACCCGGTCAAGGTTCACGACGAGTGGGTCAGGCCCAAGTCGCGCACGTTCATCCCGAGCGCGGTCGAGGACAATGCGTTCCTCCTGCGCACCGGCTACCGGGACCAGCTGGCCGCACTGCCCGAGCCCCTGCGCAGCCAGATGATGCGGGGCGACTTCAGTGCCGGCGAGGAGGACGGGATCTGGCAGGTGGTCCCCAGCTCCTGGGTGGACCTGGCCATGGACCGCTGGTCACCGCGCAAGCCAGGCGCCAAGGGGGAGATGACGGCCCTGGGCGTGGACGTGGCCCGGGGTGGCAGGGACCACACCATCCTGGCCCCCTGGCATGGACGCTGGGTCGACGAGCTGGCCATATATCCCGGATCCTCGACGCCCAACGGGCCCACGGTGGCCGGCCTGGTGGTCGCTGCCCTGCGCAACGGGGCGAGTGCATACGTGGACCTGATCGGGGTCGGCACCAGCGTGGTCGATCACCTGGAGCTGCTGGGCGTGCCGCACGTAGCGGTCAACGCGGCCAAGGTGCCCGATGACATGGAGCGCAAGATGCCTGACTGGAAGGACAGCACGGGCAAGCTGGCCCTGTCCAACACCAGGACCATGTGCTACTGGCGCATGCGCGAGATGCTGGACCCGGCCGGCAAGGACCCGGTGGCACTGCCGCCGAACAAGGACCTGCGCGCGGACCTGTGCATGCCGACCTGGAAGCTGGGCGCCCGCGGGATCCAGGTCGAGAGCAAGGACGACATCAAGAAGCGCCTGGGCCGCAGTCCCGATTTCGGGGACGCGGTGGTGCTCGCCCTCGCCGGGGGAACTCCGCTCAAGCGGTCGCGAGTGGGCGAGAAGGTTCTGCGACTACCGAACACGGGGGTGATCTGATGCCAAAGGGAACGAAGGTGCACGGGTGCTATACCAAGGTCCGGGCGAAGGGGGCCAGTGCCGGCAAGGCGGCCCGCGTTTGCCAGGCCGCTACAGGGCAGAGCCTCAAGACGGGCAAACCACCGAGAGGGAAGAAACGGCATGGCTAAGATGAAAGAGACGACCCTCCGGTCGATCATGGACCAGTGGCTGCGCGAAAGCATTAACTTCGCCCAGGAGAAGGTCGGGCCCGAGCGGGCCGAGGCCCTGGACTACTACAACGGCAAGCCCCTGGGCACCGAGATCGAGGGCAGGTCCCAGGTCCGGGCGACCGAGGTGCAGACCACCGTCGAGTGGATCAAGCCATCACTGCTGCGCATATTCACCGGGGGCGACCAGGCGATCACGATCAGTGGCCAGACGGAGCAGGACGTGCAGAACGCGGACACTGCCCAGGCCTGGGTCGAGTACGTGATCAACCGGATGAACGCCGGCTTTATGATGTATTACTCCTGGTTCCATGACGCCCTGTTGCAGAAGACCGGGTACGTGAAGACCGGCTGGCAGACCAAGGACCTGGTGTTCCCCGAGATGTACAAGGGCATCAGCGAGGCGGCCCTCACCGAGCTGGAGCGGATGGACAATTACGAGGTGCTGGAGGTCGAGGGGTACCAGGTGACCGACCTGGTCCAGGACCCCGAGACTGGGCAGGTGACCCCGATCGACATGGAGGTGTTCGATGTCAAGGCCAACCGCCTGGTGAGCGAGGGCCAGCTGATGATCGACCCGGTCCCGCCCGAGGAGATACTGACCCTCAAGGACTCGATCGACACCAGCGAGGACGGCAGCAGGTTCTGGTGCCACCGGACCCAGAAGTCCATCTCATACGTGCGCGCCATGGGTTACGACGTGCCGGACGACATCAGCAGCTCGCCCCTGATGGCCGAGGCGACGGACGATGTCGAGGACCTGGCCAGGCACTACTCGGACAGCTCCGAGTGGGGCGAGATCGATGACGGCCAGGACAGCAACCTGGACCCGGCCAGCAAGCTCGTCTGGTTTTACGAGTGCCACATGAAGGTGGACTACGACGGGGACGGGCGGACCGAGTGGGTCCGGGTGCACCGGGTGGCGAACAAGATCCTGGACGTGAAGACCGTCCGCCGGCCGAACATCAGCTCCCTGTGCCCGATCCCCATGCCGCACCGGCACCACGGCAAGAGCATGGCGGACCTGATGATCCCGGTCGAACGCCTGAAGACCAGCATTCTCAGGTTGATCATGGACTACATGTACTTCACCGTGAACCCGCGGGCGGAGATGGTCGAGGGCGGCATGGGTGACTTCACCCTGTCCGACTGGCTGAACAACCAGCCGAACCAGCCCATACGCGTGCGGGCCCAGGGGACCGTGGTCCCGTGGCCCAGGGGACCGTGGTCCCGTTCACCCCGCCCCAGATACCGGCCGCCATATTCAGCATGCTCGAATGGGTGGACCAGGACGGGGAGAAGCGCACGGGCGTGTCCAGGTTCAACCAGGGCCTGAGCCCCGACACGCTGAACAAGACCGCTACCGGCATCGTGTCACTGATCAACCAGGCGGTGCAGAGGATCGAGCTGATCGCGCGCATCTTTGCCGAGACGGGCGTCCGGGACCTGGTGCTCCAGATCCTGGAGCAGACCATGGACTACCCCGAGATGGTGGCCGACAAGGTGATCCGGCTGACCGACGGCAAGAGTATCCAGATCAGTGCCCAGTCGATCAGTGGCCAGTACGACCTGGTGGTCAACGTGGGCGCCGGCAGCGCGGACAAGACCCAGCAGATGCAGCACGTCATGGGCCTGCTACAGGTCATGCAGCAGGCGATCGCCATGGGCGCGGGCCCGCAGTCCGGCACGCGACTGATACGCTGGCAGAACCTGTACAACGCCATCAAGGAGTTCATCAGCTCCGCCGGGCTCAAGAACCCGAGCGACTTCATCACCGACCCGGACAGCCCGGACTTCATGCAGCAGGTGCAGCCGCCCCCGAACCCGGACATGCTCAAGCTACAGGTCGAGCAGCAGAAGATGCAGCTCGAACACCAGCGCGAGTCGGCCAAGATCCAGCAGGACGGCCAGGCCAAGATGAAGGAGCTGGAGATCAAGGCACGGGAGCTGGCACTGGCGCAGCAGGAGCTGGAGCTGGAGGTCAAGCGCCTGGAGCTGGAGGCCACCGAGGCCGGGGCAAAGATCGCGGACATGGCGCGCAACGGGGCGGAGCAGGCACGGCCCGAGCCCGTCGACCTGGGCGAGAGGGAGATCGCTGCGCTCAAGGTCGAGGAGGCGCGTGAGAAGCTCAAGGCGCTCCAGGCCAAGAACGCCGCGGACCTCAAG